TGATATAGGATAGAGAAAGAAAGTAGTTTGATAGATTAGATAGGAAGGTGAATGGGATTAGATAGGAGAATGAGAAAGATTAGATTAGTTGGGTGGTTGGTGGAGGGTGGATGGAAGAATGGGTGTGAATGTATTGGTGTGTTAACTGTATATATTGGATATATACAGTATAAGGTTATTGTGCCATCCATATGCTCCGCCTAACGTGTACATATGTGGAAAACTCTGTGGAAAATGTGAAAAAATTAAAGTTTGAGAAAAAGTAACAAAATTGTTACTTTTTTGTAACTAAATTGTAATTTTTAAGCTATCCCGATGATAACTGATGTTATCGGCGTAAAATTATGTAAACCCACCCCTGGGGTGGGTATTGGATAACGCTTTAAAGCGTTGAAGCGAATCGGGTAGTAGCATGAACAAACCACGACCGCCTAAACCCCCACCAAACCATACCCCTACCAAACCTTAAACCACCCCATTCCCTATCCATACTCTAATTCAAAACCATCCATTCAGCCAAACCAAACCTACATCACCTTAACCTCTCTAAATATTAACAATTTATTAACTTATATTTATATATATTGACAATAGCGTTAGGATGTGATAATATGGCATAAGTGGAAAAGAGTCTATATTTTTACCCAATAAATTGCGTCAGTGATTTTTGTTAATATATATTTATCTATTATACAAATTGACTGACGCAATTTAATGTAAGGGCAAAACGCAGAGTGTTATTGCTGAGATAGCAATAACGGCTGACGACTGACACAAATACAAATAGAAAAATATTTCGTCAGAGTTTTTTCCTTAGTAATATATTAAGAAATTTTGACTGACGAAACTTTATTGCATCTTTATTGCGGGACGCAAACGCAGAAGCGTTATGCTACACTTTTCATTTTTAAGGCGAACTGACGAAACTAAAAAGGAGGATAATATGGAATTTGAAAAAGAATTAAGCTATAAACAATTATGTTTTTTAACAGGTGAAAAAGAATCAAGTTCTGGTAATGTAAGAAAATATCAATTAGAACGATGGCAAGAACAATACGACATAGAAAAGATTGGCCGAGGTAAATATATTGTTCATGGCCAACTAACCAAAGAAGAATCTCAAGCCATTAAAGATAGAAAAAACTATGCCAACTTTCTTCAAGCCACATTATTACAATTTTTGTCTGAAAGCGAGGCCAGCACAACCGTCTATACTTACCGCGACATCCGAGAACATCTAATGATGGTCAACCCTAATTACTTTCCTGTTAAGTATTACCAGAAAGAATTGAATATTAAAGTGTCTCATAAGTATACAGAGGAGTTGACTGAGGCGTTAAAAAAGATTTGGTTTGATAATGCCGATAGCCATGATGAATATGCGATTAAGGCTGCGTTGAGGAAATTAAGTGATAGGCGGCTAATTAGTATTAAAGAAACCCATGTATTTTATAAACATATTAAACTTCCCAACGGTAACACAGTGTCTAGTAAGCCGGAACTTGCAACGGATGAGCAAGAGGCTCAGTTCCTACAGGTCGGCATTGAATACTTAAACAAAGTCGGGTGTAAAAATGTTGGAGAGTTGTATAGCAAAAGTAAAATTATCCAACAAGGCTATTACAGGGCTTTAGTTAATTATATCAAGACGTTAGGCTATGACAGATATGCCAGAGCATTTGTTATTACCAGAGCTTCAGAACTTGACCGCATGGTGAAATTTCTCGCCCCTGAGTTTAATGAAATGCAAGTCAACAGATATTTGAAAAGTAAACGGTTTAATTCTATACCCAAAGATATGAATGAGCAACTGATAAACGAGTTAATTAAATATCACAGAGTCGTTTTCGCAACAGCAGAAGAAATAAAAAAGGGCTGATTTCTCAGTCCTCTTTAATATACTCATTCCACAGATAATCAATAAACTTATCCCAATTCAACTTTAACTGGCTATAAATATCAATCTTGGTCTTTGCCTCTTTCTCAAACAAACCACCAATCATAACCTCGTATTCAGCCTTACACCAAAAATAATACATAGCCTCTTTGTCTATCATTTCCTCAAACTCGTCCATGCACAGTTGATTGTTAAAGATGTCCAATACAGCTCTACGAAAGCTACAATGATTAAAAATATTAAATGGCTTAATTTTATTTGTGTTGGGGTCATTTTCCCAAACATTCCATTCCATTTTCATTCCACCTCCGTTAGCCAGAACTCACGGCGGCAAATATCACAACCTCTTCCAGTCGGGCAATGTCCGCGCAACGCTGTATCAACAAGGCATGGGTCTAAAGCAACGTTATGTGTGTTCGTGTATATTGGCGCATTTGGAAACTGCTTAAGGAATACGCTCTGGCGGGTTTTGACGGGGTGCTCGGTGCACCACTGCTCGACAAAGTCTGAGCCATAAACATAGCCTCTACCATATCTTCCAACAGGGCAAAGCTCCTTTTGCTTTTCTTCAATTATTGCAATCGCATCTTCCAGTTTAATATATTCAGCCATTATTAGCCTCCTTGTAGATTTTTTTTCACCCAATCAGGGGCAAGAGTAGGTCTACTATCTCCATGGCACTGTAACACTACTTCGTCGCCCCATCTTAGAATCCCATAATAGTTTAAAGGATGGTTAACAAGGATTGCGGTAATTTTGCCTTTATATGTATTATCATCATGTTTTTCTTTATCTTC